AGAGGAACAGAAACTTATAAAGATGAAGTTCAGCCGAAAAATGAAGGTCTTATAGACAAATATAATAATATTGCAGGAAGTTTTTATAAATCTAAAAATGATCGTAGCTACCCGTATTTAAGCTCTAGGTTTAATACAAATCCCCAGATAAAAGACCCAATAAAAAGAAATCCCTCACAGATAATGCGACAAGAGGTAGTGTTTGGCGATAACTATGATGCTAGAACGATTGCGGAAAAAGAAAAAACAGAAGGAGACAAAAGAGCGAGAGGAAGTTATAAACAACACCCAGAAATAATGAAAGAGGCGGAAAAAGCGGCCAAAACTTCTTTCCAAATTTCTAGAAATTTAGCGAATGCTCAAATTAGTGGTTCGGAAAGCACTATGTTATCTGCGATTAATAAAGCTGTAACCACTACCCAAAGCGATCCATACATGCGATCACACGCACCTCAGATAAAAAACCAGAAGACTAAAGTTTGGGAAAAGTCAGATCCAATATCATATGAAAATGCAAGCATGATACAGCGTTATATAAACAAAAGCAAACAAGGTACTGAAAGGCAAAATAATGCGGACACTTTTAGGAATGTAGCGCAAGATTTGCAAAAAGGCATAACTAGCGGTAAATTTGACCTAAATTCAAATAATAGTTCAAATTCAAATATTAATACAAACAACCTTTTTAAAAATTCTGCACTTACTACAGACGTAACTGATGGCAAGAAAAAAATCTTTAAATTTTAACAATTAAAAAAAAATAATTATGGCATTTAAACTGACACCAGGAATTAAAGGTAATCCTGCTCAAAACAGGATACAAGGCTTAGGGCTCTGCGGAGGAGAAGGACAACAACCTTGTGAACCCTTATTTGAAAAAGAAAAACAAGAGCGAAAAGTACAAACATTTAAAAGAGCTAAAATAAAAGAAGTAGTGGCTCCTGTTGTAGTGGCTCCCGTTAAAGAGGCTCCTGTTAAAGAGGCTCCTGTTAAAGAGGCTCCTGTTTTTGCTGGCCCTATTATAGCGCCGATTAAAGGAGGAGGAGATTCAGAAGCCAAACCGGTTAAAGGGAAAAAATAATATATATTAACAATTAAATTAAATCAAAATGAGTAAAGTAAAAAAGATGGAGGTAACTCCAAAGGCGATCACTAAAGATGAGTTAAAAAAAGTAACAGACCTGCAAACAGAGCTGCAATCTTATTTAGCTAACATTGGTGTATTAGAAGTGCAGAAGGCTAAAGCTATCTACCAAGTCAATATGCTTGAAAAAGATATGGACCAGGTTAAAAAAGATATTGAAGCCACTTACGGTGCTATTAATATTAACCTTACTGACGGAACTTACGAAGAAATAAAAGAGTAAGTTATGGAAAGTGTTATAAGAAAAATTAGTATCGGGGCTGACTATAAAAACGAAGCAATGCATTACTCTGTTAAACAGACAGTTTACGGCGGTCACGAGATTTCTCATATAATATTTGAAGAGTCTGATAATTCTTATAATATATTTATAAAAAAACAAGACGAGATAATGCCATGGAAGAAGTTTAATTCTAACATGGCAATATCCGTTGAGTATGACTTAGAGTATTAATGCGGAGTATATATGATTTTATCGTAAAGCCAGTCGGTAAAAGATATGATAATGAAGTAAAGGTTGGTGAGCATACCTTGGTAACAAATAGCTCCATAGAAAGTTTTAAACACGTCAACAATGTTGCGGAAGTAGTTGAAACACCAGCCGCGTTTGCAACCTCTATAAAAAAAGGTGATTTAATTGTAATTCACCACAATGTGTTTAGGGTGTTTTACGACATGAAAGGAATTAAAAAGAACAGCAGATCGTTTTTAAAAAATGGTTTGTTTTTTTGCAGTATTGACCAAATATACTTATACAAGAAAAGTAAAACTTGGAAATCATTTGGAGATAGATGCTTTGTTTCTCCCGTTAAAAATAAAGACATTTTAAGCAACCAAAAAACTGCTGATCTTATTGGTATACTAAAAATAGGTAATAGCTCCTTAGAGAGCTCTGGAATTAATCCAGGAGATATAATAGGGTTTACACCAGGTAGCGAATGGGAGTTCGTTATAGACGACCAGATTATGTATTGTATGAAATCAAATGATATTGTTATAAAGTATGAACTCGATAGAAACGAAGAGGAGTATAATAGCCGCTGGGCGCAAAGCAATTAAAGAACTAGTAAAGGTAGCAGAGGAAAAGATCGTTGACTCAGAGGAAGATATATCAGCTGACAGACTTAAAAATGCTGCCGCTACTAAAAAGCTTTGTATATTAGATGCTTTTGAAATATTAAATAGAATACAGGAAGAAGAAAGTATGATTAACGAAGCAACTAAAACTTCGGATAAACCTGCGTTTAAAGGCTTTGCAGAAGGGAGATCTAGGTAATGGCTTATAAACAAGAACTATATAGTATAGTCAAAGACTATATTAGACCCCAGGCGATTAAGAAAAAAAATCGTTACGCTAAATGGGAATACGGTTATGATAAAGAGCACGATGTTGTTGTTATAAGCAAAACCGGTAAAATAGGGGATATATACTTAATAAGTGGAGTGCATATTGCATTGCCTCTATTACAAAACAAACCTGACAAAGGTATAAATAAATGGAAGGCCAAAGCCTATCCAAAAGAATTAAGTAAAATAAAAAGCGAAGCTGATTGGGCTAAATACCCAAATGCTTTCAAAGAAAAATGGCATGGATATATTGACGAGGAGTTTAACAGGCGCGAAGAGGGTTTTTGGTTTTATAACAAAAGCAAGCCTACTTACATTACTGGTACTCACTACATGTACCTGCAGTGGTCCAAAATTGACGTTGGGCAACCTGACTTTAGGGAATCAAACAGATTATTCTACTTATTTTGGGAAGCTTGCAAAGCAGACAGCAGATGCTACGGCATGTGCTACCTTAAAAACAGGCGATCAGGATTTTCTTTCATGGCTTCCGGAGAGACCGTTAACCAAGCAACAATATCTTCGGATGCTCGATTTGGTATATTGTCCAAATCTGGACCCGATGCAAAGAAGATGTTTACAGACAAAGTTGTACCAATATCGGTTAACTATCCATTCTTCTTTAAACCAATCCAGGATGGGATGGACCGTCCAAAAACAGAACTCGCATACAGGGTTCCCGCTTCAAAATTCACAAGAAGGAAACTTGACTCCAACGCGGTACCAGAAGAAATTACCGGTCTTGACACCACGGTCGACTGGAAAAACACAGGTGACAACTCATACGATGGTGAAAAACTAAAACTATTAGTCCACGACGAAAGTGGTAAATGGGAAAGGCCTACAAACATACTTAATAACTGGCGAGTAACTAAAACTTGTTTAAGGTTAGGTAGTAGGGTTATTGGTAAGTGCATGATGGGGTCTACATCTAACTCTTTAGATAAAGGGGGTAAAAACTTTAAAAAATTATACGATAGTTCTGACGTAACAAATAGGAACAAAAATGGTCAAACTAAAAGCGGCTTATATAAACTGTTTATACCAATGGAATGGAACTACGAAGGTTTCATTGATCAATATGGTTGGCCGGTGTTTGAAACACCAAAAAAAGAAACAGAGGGTCCTCACGGAACTTCTATCGAAGAGGGTGTTATTAATCATTGGGAAAACGAGGTTGAGGGATTAAAAGATGATCCAGATGCATTAAACGAATATTATCGTCAATTTCCAAGAACAGAGCAGCATGCATTCCGAGACGAATCAAAGCAATCCATATTTAACTTAACAAAGATATATCAACAGATAGATTATAACGAAGAGTTAAGAAACAATACGATGGTTACGCAAGGGAACTTTCAATGGAAAAACGGTATTAAAGATACTGAGGTAATATTTTATCCTAACAAAGACGGTAGATTTTATATTACGTGGGTGCCCAACCAAGAGCAACAAAATAATATAATAATAAAGAATGGCATTAAATATCCAGGAAATGAGCACATGGGTGCCTTTGGTTGCGACAGTTACGATATTAGTGGTGTCGTTGGCGGCGGCGGCTCTAACGGAGCTTTACATGGATTAACTAAGTTCTCAATGGAGGACGTACCCCCAAATCATTTCTTTTTAGAATATATTGCAAGACCTTCTACAGCTGAAATGTTTTTTGAAGATGTCTTAATGGCTATGGTATTCTACGGTATGCCAATACTTGCAGAAAATAATAAACCACGATTACTTTACTATATAAAAAGAAGAGGTTACAGAGGCTTCAGCATTAATAGACCAGATAAAACATATAATAAATTATCTGTGTCAGAAAGAGAAGTAGGTGGAATACCTAATTCAAGTGAAGATATAAAACAAGCACATGCATCTGCTATCGAAACATACATAGAGGATTTTGTTGGAGAAAAAGTGGATGGTTATGGAGATGTTTATTTACAAAGAACGTTGCAGGATTGGGCAAAGTTTGATATAAACAATAGAACGAAGCATGATGCATCAATAAGTTCAGGCTTAGCCTTAATGGCTTGCAATAAGCATAGGTACACCCCTAGGACAGCAACACAAAAAAAGGTATATACCTTAGGATTTAAAAAATACAATAACGAGGGAACTACTTCAAAAATAATATAATAAATGAATGTAAGTACAAATACTAATAGCCCATTTCCTGATCAGGTAGTTAGCGATGCTGAAAAAGCGACGTTAGAGTACGGATTACAAGTGTCAAGAGCTATTGAGCAGGAGTGGTTTAACTATGGCGGTGCCGGGTCAAACAGATACGCTGCTAACTGGAATAACTTTCATAGCCTAAGGCTTTATGCTAGGGGAGAACAAAGTGTACAAAAGTACAAAGACGAATTAGCTATTAATGGTGATTTGTCTTATCTTAATTTAGATTGGAAACCAGTCCCTATACTTTCAAAATTCTCAAACATTGTTGCTAACGGAATTACACAAAAGCAATACGATATAACTTCTTACGCTCAAGATCCTCAGTCACTAAAAAGAAGAACTGACTACGCTGAAAATATAGCTTTTGATATGCGAACAAAAAAAGCTAGAGCTATAGCTAACCAAGTTATACCGAGTGATTTAAGCAAATCAGGAATACCAGATTCAAATTTGCCTGAATCGATAGAAGAAAGAGATCTTCACATGCAATTAGCTTACAAGCCCGCAATAGAAATAGCGGAGGAAGAGGCTATAAGCACCGTACTTTCTACCAATGAATATCACTTAGTAAAATCCCGCGTGGATCAAGATCTAGTCAATATTGGTATAGGTATAACCAAAACTTCATTTAATCCAGCAGAAGGAATAGTTGTAGATTATGTAGACCCCGCTTATTGCGTATGGTCTTACACCGAGGATCCTAATTTTGATGATATATATTATGTAGGAGAAGTTAAATCTATAACAATACCTGAACTTAAAAAAGAATTTCCGTATATATCTAATGAAGAATTAGAACGTATACAAAAATTTCCAGGAAATCGCAGTATGATACGGGGATTTGAAAATTACGATAATAACACTGTGCAAGTACTTTACTTTGAATACAAGACATATACTGATCAAGTATTTAAAATAAAAAAGACAGATAATGGGCTAGAAAAAGCTATTGAAAAAACAGATGCGTTCAATCCGCCTCCTAACGATAATTTTGATAGAGTCGCTAGATCAATAGAGGTATTGTATGAGGGAGCTAAAGTTATAGGCACGGACATAATGCTTAAATGGAACATGTCAGAAAATATGACAAGACCATTAGCTGATACAACTAGAGTTGAGATGAGCTATTCAATGTGCGCCCCTCGAATGTACAAAGGAGTTATACAATCACTTATAAGCAAGTGTATTGGATTTGCAGATGTCATTCAATTAACACATCTTAAAATGCAACAAGTATTATCAAGAATGGTTCCTGACGGAGTATTCTTGGACGTGGATGGTTTAGCTGAAGTTGATTTAGGTAATGGAACAAATTACAATCCCCAGGAAGCACTTAATATGTACTTTCAAACAGGGTCTGTTGTAGGTAGGTCTTTGACTCAGGAAGGCGATATGAATAGAGGTAAAGTTCCTATACAAGAATTATCTAGCTCTTCTGGTATTGGGAAAATGCAGTCTTTAATTACAGCATATAATTATAATATGCAAATGATTAGAGATGTAACTGGTTTAAACGAAGCTAGAGACGGGGCAATGCCTAATCCTGACGCTTTAGTTGGATTACAAAAAATGGCGGCAAACGCTTCCAATACAGCCACCAAACATATACAAGACGCTAGTATACAATTAACATTAAGCACCTGCGAAAATATATCTTTAAAAATAGCTGATGCTTTAAATTTCCCTCTTACAAAAAATTCTTTAATGAATAGCGTGTCTACATTTAATGTAGAAACCTTAAGAGAAATTGAAAATCTTAATTTACATGACTTCGGCATATTTTTAGAAATAGAGCCGGATGACGAAGAAAAAGCGGAACTTCAAAAAAATATTCAGATTGCTTTACAGACTAAAGAAATTGACATTGAGGACTCAATAGATATAAAGCAAATTAAAAATATTAAGCTGGCAAACGAAATGCTTAAGCTTAAGAGAAAGAAGAAAAAAGAAAGAGAGCAGGCTTTAGTTCAGCAGAATATACAAGCACAAGCTCAGGCAAATGCACAAGCGTCTGAAAAAGCGGCAATGGCTGAAGTACAAAAACAACAGGCTTTAACAGCCGAAAAGGTTGCAATAGAGCAAGCTAAATCAAACTTTGAAATGCAAAGAATGCAAGCTGAAGCACAAATTAAAAAAGAATTATTAGCCACAGAGTTTCAGTATAATTTGCAAATAGAGCAAATGAAAGCTCAACAATTAAAGGCTAAAGAGGATAACTCCGATGCCGCTAAAGCCAAAAGAATTGAAAAAGAGGGAACTCAGCAAAGTCAATTAATAGAGCAAAGACAATCCAAGGGAATGCCTAAGGATTTTGAAAATGCGGGCCAAGGCCCTTTGAGCGGAATGAGTTTAGACAATATTTTTCCACAGTAAATAAGTATCCAATAATTATATAATATCATATCATGAGTGAAAAAACAGAAGGGACTTTTAAAATAAAGTCTAAAAAGAAATTAACAGATCAAGAATTAGGTGCTAAAAATAAAGAACCCTTAGTCGGCATACCTAATAATGTAACTAAAGTAATAATACCTAAAGAACCACAAGATGCCGTTCAAGAGCCAAGCACAAAGGAAGTGGATGTACATGAACCTTCCGAAGATAGCAAAAAAATGGTCGAAGAAGTATCAGAACCGGTCATCAAAGAAATTACCGAAGAAATTAAAAAAGAAAAAGAAGAAATAAAGCCCGAGCCAATAATACAACCACCCGTATTGCCAGAAAATATTACTAAGTTGGTATCATTTATGGAAGAAACGGGAGGTACCATGCAAGACTATATTAGACTAAACACTAACTACGATGATGTAGACCGTGATGTTTTAGTTAAAGAATATTATAAAAATACTAAATCTCATTTAAGCGCAGAAGAAATTGACTTTATGCTCGATGACAATTTTGCGTTTGACGAAGAAATAGATGAGGAGCGAGACATCCGAAGAAAAAAACTCGCATATAAAGAAGAGGTTGCAAAAGCTCGTAAGTTTTTAAAGGACACTAAAGATAAGTATTATGATGAGATCAAGTTGAACTCGCCTAAATTATCTGAAAACCAACAAGAAGCTTCGAACTTTTTTAATCGATATAAAGAGGACCAGAAAAGAAACGCTGATAACCATGAAAAGTTTAAAGCCAATACTAATCAATTACTTAATGAACAATTCGAAGGTTTCGATTTTAGTTTAGGTGATAAAAAGTTTAGATATGGCATACAAAACCCTTCGCAGGTAGCAGAAAAACAATCGGATCTTAACAACTTCATAGGAAGGTTCCTTGGGAAAGATGGTACGATCGAAGATACCGCGGGTTATCATAAAGCGTTATATGCGGGTGCGAATGCTGATAAAATAGCAAACCACTTTTACGAACAAGGCAAAGCAGATGCTATTAGAGATGTTGTAAACAAATCTAATAATACATCAAGTTCTGCTAGAAAAGCAGCTCCTACAGGAGCGGCCAAGTTTGGTGCATATACCGTTAAATCAGTTTCTGGGGCGGACTCATCAAAACTAAAAATTAAAAAATTTAAAAATTATTAAAAATGGCAAGTACATTAACACCAAAATTTGGGAGTTTAATCCCAACGCAAGTACCACAATTGTTACAAAGTAACTATTTACAGTGGAATAACAACGGAGGAGCAGCAGGTATCCCAGGAAACTTTGCAGACTTCGCACAGCAGTATTTACCAGAAATCTACGAAGCTGAAGTAGAGCGTTATGGAAACAGAACGTTATCTGGATTTTTAAACATGGTTGGCGCTGAAATGCCAATGACATCTGATCAAGTAATTTGGTCTGAGCAAAATCGTTTACATATCTCTTACGAGGGAGTTACATTCGCAGCTTTTGCAGCAGGTACAAACACAATGCTTATACCAGCTACAGCAGGGGTAACTAACGTTATTTCTACGAATGACACTATTGTAATTATAGAGCCAGCTACAGGAAAAGAAGCTAAAGCTATAGTTACTGACTCAGGAGCTATGCCAGGCTCAGCTCTAGCAGCAGGTGAAATTAAAGTTACAGCTTTCCAAGGCGTTGGTCTTGAAAATGCAGCGATTGGAATGACTGCTGGTGGCGGTGGAGACGTAAAAATATTTGTTTACGGATCTGACTACGCTAAAGGGTCTAACCCAACTAGAGTAAGTGTAGAGCCTGTAATGCAGCAGTACTCAAACTCTCCTGTTATTATCCGAAACCAATATGTTGTGTCTGGATCAGATACTGCGCAAATTGGATGGGTGAATGTAGCAACAGAAGATGGAACTGACGGATACCTATGGTATTTAAAAGCAGAATCTGAAACTCGTTTGCGTTTCAGCGATTACCTAGAAATGGCGATGGTAGAAGGCGAGAAAAATGCTATTGCGGCTACTGAGCTTACACAGCCAGGAACTCAAGGGCTATTTGCAGCTATCCAAGAAAGAGGTAACGTAAATGTTGGATTTACCGCAGCGGCAGGTTTAGCTGATTTTGATGCAATTCTTAAAAACCTAGATACTCAAGGAGCTATTGAAGAAAACATGTTGTTCTTACAACGTCAGACTTCTCTTGACTTTGATGATATGCTAGCGGCAATCTCTAGTGGACAAACTGGTGGTGTTGCTTACGGTTTATTTGAAAACTCTGAAGACATGGCTCTTAACTTAGGATTCTCAGGATTCCGTAGAGGATCTTACGATTTCTATAAGACTGACTGGAAGTATCTAAACGATGCGTCTACTCGTGGAGCTATTGTTACAGCTGCAGGTGATAAGAATCCTATTGAAGGAGTTTTAGTACCAGCTGGAACATCAACTGTTTACGATCAAGTATTAGGAACTAACATCAGACGTCCATTCTTGCACGTACGATACAGAGCTTCTCAGACTGACGACCGTAGAATGAAATCTTGGTTAACAGGATCTGTTGGTGGAGCGAGCAACTCAACTCTTGATGCAATGGAAGTAAACTTCCTATCTGAAAGATGTTTAGTAACGCAAGCTGCTAACAACTTTGTATTATTCAAAGGAGCATAATTGCTCAAATTAATGTAGAGATAAGGGTGCCTTCGGGCACTCTTACTTTACTTTTTAACTATTTAATTATATTATATCATGGCAAATAAAAAACAAACAGCTAAAAAAGTTGTTAAAGAAGAAGAAGTTATTCAAGAAACAGTAACTTCTGTAGAGGAAACAAAGCCTCAAGAAAAAGTTGTTCCAACAAAAAGCGAACCAACTAAACCAGAATGGGAAATTAAAGACAGAATGTATTATTTAGTAGGTAGATATTCTCCTATAACTTATACAATACCAGGAAAACATACGCGAAAGCATCCTCTGTTGTATTTTGATCCTATAAAAAAAGAACAAAAAGAAATTAGGTACGCTACCAACCACTCTTCTCCGTTTAGAAAAGAGCAAGACGGGGAGGCTACTTTAGGGCATATAATATTTAAAGACGGAAGTCTGCAGGTTCCTAAAGAAAGACAAAATCTTCAGAAGTTACTTTCATTATACCATCCAATGAAGGGTAATAAGTATGAAGAATTTGATGCGGTAGAAGAAGCATACGATGACCTAGAGCTACTAGATATGCAAACAGACGCTGCTGTATTCGCAAGAGAAATGGATATAGATGATGCTGAAGCAATACTACGTGTTGAAATGGGTACGGCTGTAAATAAATTGTCTTCTAAAGAAATAAAAAGAGACTTGCGATTGTTTGCTAGAAACAATCCGTATTTATTCTTAGAGCTAGCGCAAGATGAAAATGTAGGCCTTAGAAACACAGCTATTAAAGCGACAGAGGCAGGTATTATTACATTATCGCAAGATCAAAGAACATTCTCTTGGACTTCTAACGGAAGAAAGCTAATGAATGTACCATTTGATGAAAATCCATATTCAGCAATGGCGGCTTACTTTAAAACCGACGAAGGTGGAGAAGTGTTCAGATCTATAGAAAAAAGAATTAATCAGTAGTTTCTTAAAAAACTAGGTGATTATATTATAGATGGTCAATTAATTTTAGCCGGCTTCATCACTGGGGCCGGTTAATATTTATAATAAAAAGAAATAAAATGGCAGTAAATGTAGATATAGTTTATAAAACCGTATTACTTATTCTGAATAAAGAGCAGAGAGGTAATCTAACTCCAGACGAGTTCAACAAAGTTGCTACGCAAGTACAGTTGGAAATATTTGAGAGTTACTTTGATACGCTTAATCAACAATTACGTAGACCAGACAATGATACAGAATATGGTGATCGCATTAAAAATGTGGACCATAACATATCTGTATTTAAGACATACGGAAACGCAACTTACGTGCCAGCTGGTGGGCACTTTACTTTACCTACAACTTCAGGTGCGGGTGTAGCTACACAAACACTTTTAGGAAACGGAACTTCTATATCGTTTCCCTTCACATCAATATCTTCTTCGCAATTACAAACAAGTGTAATTTCAGTTACAATAAATGGTGCATCTACCACAGCGTTCACCATAAGTGGCGCTAATATTATATTTAACTCCATTCCGGCTTTAAATGACGCCATAGTTGTTACGGCAACTCCTGAAGACTTTTACAGGCTAGGTACAGTTATATATAAAGATGCCAACGAGGCGCAGTTATCGCAGCGAAACGAGCTCCTATACTTAAACAACACACCTTTATCAGCACCAACTGAATCATATCCTATATATTTATATGAGGACAGTAAATTATACTTATATCCCAAAGCTATTACATCGGATGTAAGTGTAAGCTATTTAAGAAAACCAGTAGATGTAACTTGGAACTTTACAATACCTTCGGGTCAAAATTACTATCAATACAATCCTACTAACTCTGTAGACTTTGAACTATCAAAAACAGAGCAAGCTAATATTATATTAAAAATATTACTTTATTCAGGGGTTGTAATAAGAGACCCTTCTGTAGTACAGATAGCAGCGCAACAAGTGCAACAAGAAAATCAACGCTCAATAATGTAAGATATGCCTATACCTAATAGTGGTTTAATAACCGAAACTAACGAACAATACTACGCTGGAGCACAGAAATTTATTTCGACTGGGTCTGCAACTTTTACGGCTACATTTAATACAAATTTAGTTTTTGGATCTTATGATCCTGCAGATGCTGATTATGGACTAAATAATTTTAAATTATACACTAGCCCCTCTGGGGTGCCAGGGACATATACCGAATATATATTAAAGTATGAGGTTATTGATAATATTATAACTTTCGCGGTAGCTCCAGCAACAGGTGTTTATATAGTTGTTCAACTTAAAGCGCTAAATGGCGGAAACTTTGGGGTTGAAAATGCTTACGGTGATGCAGTACAAGAAAACTACGGAAGTTACTCATACACTTCATTAAACGATGTTATTAATGGGTTTATTGCTACTTATGTAGGCGAGCATAAATTAATTGGTGACGTTAAAAGAACCGACGTTATATTTCATGCTAAAAGAGGCCTACAGGAATTTAGTTACGACACATTAAAAAGCGTTAAATCCCAAGAATTAAACATACCACCTAGTCTAAGCGTGGCTGTACCGCAAGATTATGTTAACTATACCAATATATGTTACATAGATGCAGCGGGAGTTAAGCACCCTATATATCCAGCAAACAATTTAACAACTAGCCCTTATGAAGTGCCTTTGCAAGACGAAGGAGGACAACCAACACAAGATAATATAGGAGATAATCTTGAAGCTGATTCCATAACAAATGAAAGATGGGCTAATGCTAATGATAGGCTTTTAAATGGCAATATAACGGCAGAAGATTATTATGCCTATGGTAGTTATTTAACCGGCAATCCATTTTATGGGCAAAGATATGGCAACGAGCCACAATATGCTCAAAGAAATGGTTGGTTTAATATGAATGAAAGAGAAGGTACAATAGCTTTTTCTTCAAATTTGAAAGGCAGCTTAATAGTTCTTGAGTATATATCTGATGGATTAGCTTATGACTTGGATGCTAGGATACCTAAGATGGCCGAGGATGCATTATATGCGCACATACTATATTCTATATTAGCGAGCAGAATAAATCAACCAGAGTACGTTATACAGCGTTTAAAACGCGACAGAGCGGCTAAGCTAAGAAATGCTAAAATAAGATTGTCTAACATTAAACTATCAGAGATAGTTCAGGTAATGAGAGGCAAATCTAAATGGATTAAATCATAATTAAATGGCACAAGAAATTAAAAACACATTTCTAAAATCCAAGATGAATAAAGATCTTGATGATAGAATATTGCCTAACGGCGAATATAAGGATGCCCGGAATATATCTGTTGGTAGATCCGAAGATAGTGATGTGGGGGCCTTAGAAAATATCGTTGGTAACGATTTAGTTACTGGAACTGACATTGGAAATGGGTTGACTATTATAGGAATTTTAGCTGATAATCCTACCGATAATATATTTGTTTTTTTAACGGATTACACAGACCCAAACCCCGAAAGTCCGACAAATGCGCCTCCATCTTCTAATCACTACATATATTTTTATAATAATGCAT